TATGCCCTCCAGGCTGACGCCGTGGTTGCAACCGAAAGCCTGATCGCGAATGCGGTGGCATTTGAGCCGATGCTGAAAGTGATCACGCTGTCGCACTCGTCGGTCGAGAACCTCACGAAGCACTGGACCAACACCGCCAGCGCTGAACCGACGGCGCTGTCTTGTTATCCGTGCCATCGCATTCATCCGGTGCATTTCGGTTTCTGCACGCGCGACACCGTTACCCAGGCGTCGGCCTGTCAGGCTATCGCACGGCCTGAGAAAATCGCCGAGATCGTGATCGACTACCTTGAGCGGGCCGGAAAGCTGCCGGCGAAAGGAGCCTGATGGACATCCAGGGCGACATCGCCGCGCTGCTTGACGTCGAGATCTTCGGCGTCGAGGCCGCGCTTCGGCCCGTCTCGACGGGAAAAACAATCAGACTGGCAGGGATCTTTGACGCCGAGTTCACCGCGGTCGAGGCGGGCGGCAGTGTGGGCTACGCGACCACCGCGCCGCGCTTCACGTGCCGCACCGCCGATCTGCCGTCGGCGCTCACTGAGGGCTACAGGCTCGTCATCAGCAGCGTCACCTACACCATCCGCGTCGTCGAGCCCGACGGCACGGGCGTGACGGCGCTCACGCTGGAGAAGGCGTGATGCCGCATCATCGCCAGACAGTGCGCGACGCGATCGTGACGGCGGTCGCCGGCCTCGTCACGACCAGCACGCGCGTCTATCGCTCGCGGGTCTATCCGCTGGCGTCCGACAAGCTGCCCGGCCTCGTCGTTTATTGTCGCAGCGAGGCCAGCGAGCCTGAACTTGTCGTGGGCGTGCCGCGCAAGCTTGTGCGCGTGGCGCAATTTGTGGTCGAGGGCTATGCCCGCGCCACCGCCGACGTCGACGAAACGCTTGACGACATCGCCGCTGAGGTCGAGACCGCGATCGGCGGATCCCAGCTGAGCGGCGCCGTTCGTGACTGCACATTGACCGGAACCGAGATCGACTTCGCGGACGGCGGCGATCAACCGCTCGGCGTCGTCCGCCTCACGTTCGCCGTGACCTACCGCACGGCCGAGAACAGCCCCACCGCTGCTAGCTAAGGAGATCAGCTATGGCAAATCATCGCGGCCAAGAAGGCCTCGTCCGCGTCGGCACGAATGTCGTGGCCGAATTGCGTTCGTGGAGCCTCGACATCACGCAGGACACCATCGAAGATTCGACGATGGGCGACACGTTCCGCACCTACACGACCGGCATGAAGTCGTGGTCGGGTCAGCTCACGTGCTACTGGGACGAATCCGACACGAACGGCCAGATGGCGCTCCTGCCGCTCGGCACGAACGTCGGCACGGCGACCGCGACCTTCCTGCCCGAGGGCACCGCGACTGCGGCGACGAGTTATTCCGGCGTCGTGGTGATCACGGGCGCCAACCATTCGGCCGCTTTCGATGGCATGGTCGAAGCGACCTACAGCTTCCAGGGCACCGGCACCCTGACGAAGGCGAACTGATCCGCATGAAGCTCATTGAGGCGATGGTGGCGAGGGCCGTTGATATCGGCTCTCGCCGCGTGGAGATCCCCGAACTGGCGCAGCCGGATGGCAAGCCCTACGCCATCTGGGTCAGCCCGATGACGATCCTTGAGCAGCGCGAACTCGCGCGCCGCTACAAGGACGACCCGCATTCCTACCTCGTCGGCGCGCTCATCATGAAGGCGCGCGACGAGAAGGGCGAGCCGGTGTTCAGCCTCGAAGACAAAGACACGCTGATGCGCCGCTGCCCGGCGTCCCTGGTGCAGTGGATGGCGGCGGAAATCAGCCGCTCCGCATCCGTCGAGGACGCCGAAAAAAACTGAGAGCCGATCCCGAGCTGCTGACGATTTACAGCCTCGCGGATCGGCTCCAGATGACGGTTGCGGCGGTCATGGAGATGACCGTCGATGAGTACGCAGGCTGGCTCGCCTATGCGAAAATCATGAAGGAGCGGCGCGGTGGCGGATCCTAACCTCAAGATCAAGATCGAGGCATCCGACGAGACCCGCGCCGCTTTCGAAGCGGTCAAGCGGTCGATGGAGACGACCGGCGCGACCGCAGCGAAGATGGGCGCCGAGGTCCAAAAGGCGCAGGGCGGCATGCGTAGCTTCGGCGGCATCGCGCAGCAGGCCGGATATCAGATCGGTGATTTCGCCTCTCAGGTCGCATCCGGCGGCTCGGCCGTGACGGCATTCGTGCAGCAGGGATCGCAGCTTCTCGGCATGTTCGGCATGTTTGGCGCGATTGCTGGGGCGGGCCTCGCGATTGCTGGCGTGGCCTATCAGATGCTTTCGGCCAAGGATGCCGCGAAAGAGACGCGCGATGCATTTGACGATCTCAACGACGAGATCGAGCGCCTCAACAAAGCCACCGCAGAGCGCACGGCCCCGACCGCACGCTTGAGCGCCGGTCTTGAGGCTGCGCGTCTGCGCGAGGAGATATTCAAGCTTCAGTCCGCCGCGCAGATCCAAACCGGATCCGGCGGAATGATGGGCGACCTGGGCGTCGGCCTGGAGGCGTCCGCAGTCGGCGCGGCGCGCGCGACGGAGCGCATCAAAGAGCTTGAGAAGCAGCTTGAGGCGCTCACGAAGGCCGAGAATGCAAACCGCATCGCGGTGACGCTGTCCGATGACGCCTACAACTACACGCTCGGCACCGGTGATCTTTTGGTAGCTCAACGGAGAGAGCGAGAAAGGGCAGAGAAGGACGCCGCCGACGCCGCTGTCCGCGCCGCAGAACAGCGCGCACGCGAGGCGGAGCGCTTCAACGAAGCGGCGGAACGCTCGATGCAGCAGATCCGCGCGGAGCGGGATCGCTACAATCAATCGCTCGACCAGCAGGCGCAGCGGCTACGCGAGCAGTTGGACCCAAACGTCGCTTATGCGGCGGAGCTTGAGCGCATCGGCGAACTCTACCGCACGAACCGTATCAGCGTGGAGGAATACGCCGCCGCTGACGAGGCGGCGCGCAACCGCATTTTCCGCCAGACGGAGCGCGTTGACGACGCGACGCGTCAACTCGGCTTCACCTTCCAGTCCGCTTTCGAGGACGCGATCGTGAAGGGCGAGAAGATGCGGAACGTGCTCGCGGGCATCGCGCAGGACATTGCCCGCATCGTCCTCCGACAGACCGTGACGACGCGGCTTGCCGGGTTCATTACTAGCGGCATCGGCGGCCTTCTTGGCGGCTCCGCCGCTCCGGCCGCGCTTGGCCCCGTCGATCTCGGCCTTCCCGGCTTCGCCGACGGCGGCCCTGTCGGCGGCGGACGCCCGATCGTCGTTGGCGAAGAGGGGCCGGAAGTGTTCGTTCCGCATAGCGCCGGCCAGATCATCCCGAACGGCGAAAGCATGGGCGGCACTGTCGTCAACCAGACCATCAACATCAGCGTCGGCGTCGCCCAGACCGTCCGCGCCGAGATCGCCGCGCTTATGCCGGCGATCAAGCGACAGACTGTCGACGCTGTCGCCGACGCGCGCATGCGCGGCGGCTCGTTCGCCGCCGCGATGGGAACCTGACCGATGGCGATTTCCTATCCTCTGACAATCCCCGCGACCGGCATCCGCTCAATCGTGATGCGTCAGCGCAACGTCGTCGGCGCATCGGCCAGCCCGTTCACGGGCGCGCAGCAGCTCGTCCGTCACCAGGGCGCATGGTGGGAGGCGGACATCCGGCTTCCGGCGATGAAGCGCGCCGATGCGGAGGAATGGGTTGGTTTCCTCGCCTCCCTCAAAGGCCGGTGGGGCACTTTCCGCCTCGGCGATCCCGCCGGCGCCAGCCCGCGCGGAACCTGGGCAGGCACGCCGCTGGTGAGCGGCGGCGGGCAGACCGGCGAGTCCATCACGATCGACGGATTTTCCGCCGGCGCCACCGCGAAGCGCGGCGACTACATGCAGATCGGCGATCGGCTCTACAAGGTTCTGGCCGACACAACAGCCGCGGCCGGCGCGATGACGCTCGACATTTGGCCGCGACTGCGCGAAAGCCCGGCGGACAATGCGCCGGTCACGGTCAGCAACGCAGCCGGTGTGTTCCGCCTCGCGTCGAATGACGTCGACGTCGATATCAACGAAGCGTTGATCTACGGCATCGCCTTCGGCGCAGTCGAGGCGATCTGATGGCGCGCGACCTCACCGCTGGCGTCATCACGCAGCTACAGGCCGCATCCGTCGAGGTCGGCGTCCTGTTCGAGGGCGAGTTCGCTTCGGGATGGGTGCGCCTGTGGAGCGGCGTCGGCACCCTGTCTTGGGACAGCAAGTCGTGGTCCGGCGTCGGCACGCTGCTCGGCATTTCGGGCATCGACGAAACCAACGAGATCCGCGCGTCGGGGCTCACGGTGTCGCTGTCGGGCGTGCCGAGCGACCTGCTCTCCGCCGCGCTCGGTGACGCGCGCAGCGGAAAGACAGGCCGCGTCTACCTCGCGTTTTTCTCGGGCGGCTCGATCGTGGCCGATCCGATCCTCCAGTTTGAGGGCCGCCTCGACGTTCCGGCGATCGAGGACGGCCCCGAAACGGCCACGATCTCGATCAGCTACGAGAGCGAGCTCATCGACCTAGAGCGCGCGAGAGAGCGCCGCTATACGCCCGAGGATCAGGCGATCGACTTCCCGGGCGATCTCGGTTTCGATTACGTCGCCGCGTTGCAGGACGCACAAATCACATGGGGCCGCTGATGATCGCACGCCGCGAAGACTGGCCGTCGCGCCTCGCCGCCGCGCTCGAGGCCGCGCTCGACAAACCGTTCCGGTGGGGCGAGCATGACTGCGGGCTGTTCGCGGCAGACTGCGTGCTCGCGATGACGGACATTGATCCGGCGGCGCTCTATCGCGGCCAGTATGATGACGAGGCGGGCGCGCGCGAGACGCTGCGAATGCTGTCGGGCGGCGGCCTGCGAGCGGCGTGGACGAAGGCGCTCGGCCCGGCCATGAACAACGTTCGCTTCGCCAAGCGCGGCGACGTCGTGCTGGTCGAGGTCGGCGGCGTTGAGGCCGCTGGCGTGGTCGTCGGGTCGCGCGTGGCGTGCGCGACCGAAGGCGGCTTCACGCTGGTTCCGGCGTCGCGCATCGTCGCCGCGTGGAGCGTCTGAAATGCCCGATCTCGGCATAGGCGCGGCGGTCGCCGCTTTCTTCGAGCTTACCGGCGCGGCTGCGACGGCGGTCGCTTTCGCCGCTAACGCCGTCGTCGCGATCACGATCTCGTCGATTGCCGGGTCGATCTTCCGCCCCAAAATCCCGAAGTTCCGCGACCCATTCGCCGGCGCGCAGCGCACCCAAACGGTGCGCGAGCCGATCACCGCGTGGCGGGTCATTTACGGTCAGGTCAGGACCGGCGGTTCGATCACGTTCCTGCATACGACCGACAGCAACGCGAAGCTTCACCTCGTCATCACGCTCGCCGGTCATGAGTGCGAGGAGATCGGCGACATCTATTTCGATGACGAAATCGTCCCGCTTGACGGCGCGGGCGAAGCGACCGGCAAGTATGCCGGCTACGTGCGCGTCCAGAAGAAGCTCGGCACCGATGGGCAAACAGCCTTCGCGGACCTGATAACCGAGGCAAGCGACAAATGGACCGCTGACCACCGGCAGCGTGGCCGCGCGTGCATCTACGTCCGGCTGACCCACAATTCCGACCTGTTCGCATCCGGCATCCCGAACATTACCGCCGTCGTGAAGGGCAAGAAGGTCTACGACCCGCGCACATCCACGACCGCGTGGAGCGCGAATGCGGCGCTCTGCCTGGCCGACTACCTGACCGACCCGATACGCGGCCTGGGCGTGGACTACGCCACGCGCATCGATGAAGCCGACCTGATCGCCGCCGCGAATATCTGCGACGAAAACGTCACGCTCGCGGCTGGAGGCACCGAAGACCGCTACACCATGAACGGTACGTTCGACACATCTCAAAGGCCGAGAGACATCATCGCATCGATGACAGGCGCGATGGCGGGCCGCGCATCGTTGGTCGGTGGGACGTGGTCGATCTTCGCTGGCGCATACACCGCGCCGACCATCACGCTGACCGAGGCCGATCTGCGCGGGCCGATCCGCGTCTCGTCGCGTCTGAGCCGCCGCGACTTGGCGAACGGGGTCAAGGGCACGTTCGTTTCGCCGGACAACAAGTGGCAGGCGTCCGACTTTCCTCCGGTGACGAACGCGACCTATGTCAGCGACGACGGCGGCGAGAAGCTCTGGCGCGATATCGATCTCCCGTTCACGACTTCCGCCGCCACCGCGCAACGCATCGCGCGCATCGAATTGCGAAAGGCGCGGCAACAGATCTCGGTGCAGCTGGCGGCAAAGCTCACCGCGTATCGGCTGGTGCCTGGCGACGTCGTCGGCCTGACGAACGCGCGCATGGGCTGGACGGCAAAGCCCTTCGAGGTCACCGGCTTGCGCTTCGTGACCGATGGCGACGGCAGTCTCGGCGTCGATCTCGATCTGCGCGAGACCGCATCGACCGTCTACGACTGGACGGCGGGCACCGACGAGGAAGAAGTCGATCCCGCGCCTGACACCGACTTGCCCAATCCGTTCAGCGTGTCCGCGCCGACGTCGCTCGTCCTCGCGAGCGGCGACGCCGAGATCCTCCAGCTGGCCGAAGGCTCGGTGATCAGCCGCATCAAGGCCACATGGACCGCGCCGTCCGACGCCAGGGTCGCGAACTACGAGCTCGCGTGGAAGAAGAGCGCCGAGGCCGACTGGGACAGCGTGCTGTCCTCGGCATCGGTCTCCGTCGGCTACGTCGCGCCAGTCGAGGACGGCACGGCCTACGATGTGCGCGTCCGATCGATCTCGGGTCTCGGCGTGGTCTCTGGTTGGGTCGCCGTCACCGGGCATGTTGTCGAGGGCAAGAGCGCGCCGCCGCCGCGCCCTGATACGTTCCAGGTCGCGCGTATCGCTGACGGCACGCGCCGTTTCACATGGTCGCTGGCGAGCCTTCCGGCGGATGTGCGGTCCGGCGGTGGCTACCGGATCAGATACAAAACCAGCAGCACGACCGACTGGTCCTCGATGACGGCGCTCCATGAAGGGCTGCTGATCTCGTCGCCCTACGAGACGGCGGATCTGGCCTCGGGGACGTACTGGTTCGCGATCAAGACCGTTGACTCGTCGGGCAACGAAAGCACCGACGCGCGCTTCATCTCGTCCGCCGTGCTCGGCGATCCGCCGCTGCGCGATGTGCTGCTCCAGCGGATCGAGCAGTCGCTCGTATGGCCGGGGACGAAGACCAGCTGCTTCCTCGACACCGACAACGCGCTCCACGCGACGTCCTCGCAGAATTGGTCGAACCTCCCGAGCGCTTGGTCGAGCCTTGCCGCGACCTGGGACAACATCCTCAACAACAACAGCCCGATCCGCTACGAGACGCCGGTCCTAGACCTCGGCGCCGACGTCAACTTCACGCCGTTGGTGACCGCCGTGGCGAACGGCACCGTCACCCTGGAAATGAAGACCGGCACAACCGCCGACGGCACGGTGACCGGCTCCTACGTCGCGCTCGCGCTCGTCGAGGGCAAGCGCTACGTGCAAATCCGCGCCTCGGTCGCCGGCACAACGCCGATCTTGTCGGCGCTGACCACGATCATCTCCAGCAGCTCGTACACCGACACCTACGAGGACGTGAATACCTCGACCGAGACGGCGTCGTGGTTCAGCAGCGTGGCCGCCGGGCATTTCAAGATCGGGGCGCGCGGCCAGCTCGCGGCGATCTCGACCGCCCGCATCCTGGCGCTCCAGAACGTCGGGGCGGGGTGGTCGTGGGAGTTGATCAGCAAGACGCAGGTCGTGAATTCCGAGCCGGCCGCTGAATTCAAGGTGTATAATTCGTCCGGTGTACTCGCGAACGCGACCGTGGATATTGAATTGAGGGGCCCTCAGGCATGACGCTTCCGACCAACGCCTCAAAAGCGAACCTCGACAGCGCCACCGACGATCCGAAGCTTGCGCGGCCGGATCTCGCGGACCTCGTCGACAAGTTCAACGATCTCCTCACGCACCTCAACCTATCCACGATCACCAGCGGCCCGGCGGCGATCCCGCTGTCGATCGCCAGCGGCGGCACAAGCGCCGCCACCGCTTCCGCCGCGCGCACGGCGCTTGGCGTCGAGGACGCCACCGAGACCGCGCCCGGTCGCATCGAGATCGCCACGCAGACCGAGGCCAATAACGGCACCGATGACACGCGCGCGCTGACGCCGCTGAAGCTCGCGAATATCAACCCGGCGAGCGTCACATACGCGGCGGCGGATCAGGTTCTGCTGCTTGATGCGAGCGACAGCAACAAGTTGAAGCGCGCCACGATCACGGCCGGAAAGGTGCTCCAGGTCGTCAACACGACGTCATCGGCAGTCGCCACGAACACGACCGCGATGTTCTATGACGACAGCGTCCCGCAAAACACCGAAGGCGCAGAACTGATGACGGCGACGATCACGCCGTCGAACTCGTCCAACAAGCTCCGCATCGACGTCACCGTGTTCTGTGCCTCGTCCTTCGGGGACATGGTGGTCGCGCTGTTTCAGGACTCGACGGCAAACGCTCTCGCGGCGGGCGGGCATGACATCATCAACCGCGCCAACGCGATGATCGAGATATCGTTCAGTCACTACATGACCGCCGGCACGACGTCCGCCACGACGTTCAAGGTGCGCGGCGGGCAGAGCAATGCGGGATCGACCTTCACCTTCAACGGCGACAACGGCGCGCGGCTGTTCGGCGGCGTCATGTCGTCCTCGATCACCATCACCGAGATTGCAGCATGAGCGATCATATCGACCCGCGCGATTTCGGACGCCTCGAGGCCGAGGTCGCCACGTTGACCAAGACCGTCGAGGCGATGGCCGCAGACCTCAAGGCCGTGCGAAGCGCGCTCGACGCAGCGGGCGGCGGCTGGCGGGTGCTGGTGGCGGTCGGCGCGGCATCCGGCGCGGTCACCGCGCTGCTGGTCAAGCTCCTGCCGTTCATGCCGTTCCGCTGATGCCGACGCCGCCCCTCTCCCGCGCCGAAGGCCTCCGGCGCATCGAGGCCATAGAGCGCGCGCTGCGCGAGGGCCACTCGCCGCCGGGCAAGCCCTCGCCGCCTGGGCAGTTCGGTGCAGTGGCTGTCGCCGGTCAGCGGCTTGGCCTCAACGGCACCCTCGGCATGCACGCGGTGCAGCGCTTTGAGCGCTCTGCCGGTCGAGGCGTCGACTGGTCGCTCTGGCCGGGCGACCAGAGGGCGCAGCCGGTGGCGGCGCGGTTCATCCCGCCCGAGATCCCCGATGACGATGTCCCTGTCGAGGATCTGATCGAGCAGCTGTCGGAGCGCTTTGGAAAGCGCGCCGAGAACGCGGTAGCGCGCAAGTGGATGCGCTACACGCTCAAGGAGCCGGGTCCGTATCTACTCGGCTTCTTCGGCGATCCGCATGTCGACGACAACGGGTGTAACTGGCCGCTGCTGCGGCGCGACATCGAGATCATGCGTCGGCCGCACTGCCACGGCATCATGCTCGGAGACGTCACGAACAACTGGAGTGGAAAGCTCCAGCGGCTCTACGCGCATCAGGACGTGACGCGCGATCGCGCGTGGAAGCTCGCCGAGTGGTTCTGGAAAGCCGTTCCGTGGCTCATGTTGATCAAGGGCAACCATGACATCTGGTCGCAGTCGCACGGCCAGGGCGACCCGCTCGATTGGATGGCGCGCGGAAGCGCCGGGCTTGAGGACTGGCAGGCGCGATTTGAGGTCGCGGCCGGCGACCATGTCATCCGCATATGGGCCGCGCACGACTTCAAGGGCTCGTCGCTCTACAACCCGCTGCACGGCCCGATGCGCGCGCAACGCTTCTCGCCCGGCGACGCCGACATCCTCGCCGCCGGCCACCAACACCACTGGGAGATCTTCAGCGGCGAGGACGCGGACAAGACCAGTCGTCCGCACTGGCTTGTCCGCGCCCGCGGCTACAAATACCTTGACCCGCACGCCGATCGACATCAGTACGCGTCGCAGCAGCACGGCGCGACAATCGCTGCGGTGGTCGATCCTGGCCGAGACGGGGCGGCGTCGATCCAGTGCTACGCTGACCTCGCCGAGGCCGCCGAAATCCTCCAATTCAAGCGCGCCCGATGGGAGGCCGCGACATGCCAAAGCGACGCGCGGGATACGACGACCCGGAATGGGCAGAAGCGGCCGCGCACACCGGCGAAATGATGCAGGGCAGCGTTCATGAGCTTCGATCCGCCGACCCGCCGGGCAGGCCGTTCGAGCCGCAGCGCGGACCGCTCGGCTTCTGCGTCGATCCCGCCGCATACCGGGTGCAGCGGTCGAAGCGTCGTCGTAAGATGGTGGCCCCATGACATCGACACCCCCGCCGGCTGGAGAGACGCCGGCCCAGGCCCAGGATCGCACGGGCGGCATTCTCGGCTACTCGTCGCCGAGCCTTGCGATGATCTATCCGAGCCACAACCCCGAGAAGCCGGTCTGCGTGGCGGTCCAGCGCGACGGGGTGCTGTCGATCGTCCAGATTGACATCGCGCACGCCAGTGGCCTCCTGACGGCCTTGGCGTCGATCCTGCAACACCAGCTAGAGGCGGAGCGCCGTCGATGATCGCAGCCCTCATCCCGGCGCTTGCGCCGGTCCTTTCCAAGGTCGTCGGAAACCTGTTCCCCGACCCGACCGAGCGCGCCAAGGCCGAGGCCGAGGCCATGCGCCAGCTGCTCGCCGCGCAGTCGCAGATTGAGGCGGCTGCGGCCGATATCGTGAAGGCGGAGGCGAGCAGCGGAAACTGGCTCGCTGCCGCGTGGCGACCGACCACGATGCTGGTTTTCGTGGCGCTGATCGTGGCGCGCTGGTTCGGCTATGCCGCGCCCGGCCTGTCCGAGGCCGAGGCGCTCAAGCTGTGGTCGATCGTCGAGCTTGGCCTCGGAGGTTACGTGATTGGGCGCAGCGCCGAAAAGGTGGCCCCGGCGATCCTCGACGCAATCAAGAAGCGATGACCCGCACCCTCACCGCCCGAGACCGGCAGCGCCTCGTCGGCGTGCACCCCGACCTCGTCCGCGTGCTGGAGCGCGCCGCGCGCGACGGATCAATCCCGTGGCGGGTCACCGAGGGCGTGCGGTCGATGGATCGGCAGGCGGAACTCGCGGCATCCGGCGCGTCGCGCACGATGCGCTCGCGCCACCTGACCGGGCATGCGGTCGACCTCGCGGTCGAGGATGGCCGGGGCGGCGTGCGGTGGGACCGCCCGGCATATGAGGCCCTCGCCGCCGAGGTCCTAGCGGCGGCGAAGGCCGAGAATGTGTCCGTCGAATGGGGCGGGCACTGGCGCGGCTTTTTCGACGGGCCGCATTTCCAACTGCCCTGGTCGAGCTACCCCGCCTGACGCGCGAGCTGCTCGGCCCGCTCCGCGTCCCGCCGCGCCTCGACCGCCAGGCACGCGAGCCGAAGCGGTAGGTAGCTCGGCGTCCGGCACCTGCCGGACGCCCATCGATTGATCGTGACGCGGCTCACCATCAGCGCTTCCGACATTTCGAGGCGCCATCGGGCGCCCCAGAGGAGGAACCCGATCTCGGAGAGGGTGGCGGGGCTCATGCCTCGACCACCACATGCCCGGCCTCGTCGGCCCAGCCCCAGGCCGCGTCGACCGCGTGCTCGGCGGTCTCACCGCAAAAGCCACGGGCCAGGACCGCGTCGGGATCGGCGGTGCCGACGACGACGGAGGACCATTCGGCTTCGGCGTGGCGGGTCGTGATGATGCGGACGTTCATGGCTGGTCTCCTCGGCAGGTAGATGGGCGGCGCGGGGTGCGCCGCCCTGGGGTGGTCACAGATTACCGTCGCGCAGCGCGCGCGCCACGATGGCGATGTCGTCCTCGTTGAGCTCGCGTGAGCGCCTACCCTCGGCGTGGATCGTGACGGCGCCGGTCTGGTCGCAGATCTCGACCTCGTCGGCGTTGAAGAGGTGGCCGATGCCGTCGACGAGCGCGACCGGCTCGGTGCGGGCGGTTTCGGCGATCAGGGCGAGGTTGTCGGCGTGGGTCATGGTCGATCTCCGGTTCTGGGCGACACCGCGCCGCCCGATGAAGAGCAACATAGGGTCGTCCCCTGCCCGTGTCCACATTTACCGACACGTAATCCGCGCAACCCTGCCATGCGCGGGACGCATCACCAACTGCCGGAGCGCTCGCGGGCCTCGACTTCCATCGGGTGGCGTTCGTAGCCGTGGCGGATCAGGAGCCAGAGATAGAGCGCGGCGAACCGCACCGGCCCGAGGCGCGCCAGCTGGTCGAGGTGGACCTGCTCGTGCGCGCGCAGGGCAGGGTCATGCAGGCGCGCCGGGATCAGGTAGGCGCGCCGCCAGGGCATCGTGATGCCGCCGTAGCCGGTAGCGCGCAGCCACCAGAGGATCGGGCCGCGAGCGGGGCGGAAGGGGTCGCCGCTCACTCCTCGCGCTCCGCCGGATGCGTGTCCGGCTCGCGATAATACTCGGCGATCTGGGCGCGGAGGCGGGCGTTCCAGGCGCGCAGCCGCTCGTTCTCGGCCAGCAAGTAACCCCGGTGGTCGTGCGCCTTCTGCCCGGCTTTCAAGTGCGTCCAGTGGTGATCGGGAAAATGCAGATTGTCGGTGATCATCGCATCGTATTCGTGTTGCTTGCGTATATCCGAAATGAAGTCTTCGCTCATGGCTTGGCCTCCAGCTCTCCCGCCCTCTCATCGTTGAGGACTGCGCGGATCTTTGTCAGGTCGCGCGAGGCCTCCGCGCGATCGCGCGTCAAATGCCACTCGTCGTGGCAACACCTGACGTATACCGCGGCGATTTTCAGCGCCGCGCGCAGCCGCTCGACCTCGGCCCGCGCCTCGTCGCGCTCCGCGCGCAGCCGCTCGACCTCGGCCAGCGGAATGAATGCGCTGTCCCGCGTGACTTCACCAGCTAGGATGCTGTCGGCGATCTGAGGCGGGGTGTATGATCTGTTCATGGCTTGGCCTCCAGCACTGGGTTGCACTTCCCCGTCAGCCATTTCGTGCATTTTCCGTTTGGCCCCAGATCAACGCAATCAGGGTAAGCGCACGAAGACTGCGCCTCGTCGCGCTCCGCGCGCAGCCGCTCGACCTCGGCATCCTCCAGGGCCTCATCAATGCTTCGACGCGCCGCGTCTGGGATCGTCGCCCAGCCCTCGACGCGACAGTCGTTGTCAGCATCTCGGACCATCTCCAGAACTGCCCACAGCTTTAAAGCTCTTGCCCGCGCCTCGTCGCGCTCGCGCACCACCGCATCGAGCGCGGTCTGAAGCTGCTTGAGCGCTCCTCGCAGCGCCACCGCCTCCTCGGCGGTGATCGCGGTCGGCCAGCCCGCGAGCGGTGCGCCGTCGCGTGTGGGTGGCTCGTCGGTGCGGCGGGTGGAATTGGTGTCGCTCATCGCCCGTCCTCCGCTTCCACCAGCGTCAACCCCGCGCGCCGGATCGTGGACAGCTTATCGCGCCACACCGCTGCGGCATGCGCGCGGTAGTGGTCGGTGACGCGCGACCAGAACTCCTCGCCCGCGTCGGCGCGCGCAAGGCGCTCGGCCAGCTGCTCGTCGTTCATTGGAACCTCCAGGCGATCACGGCGATCGCGGTGACAACGCCGGCGAGCACACTCGCCACGGCGGTCCAGTAGCGCCGCGCCATTGAGCGCGGGCGGGTTTCCTCCAGCCAGCCGAAGGCTAGGCCGGAGCGGTGGAGGTCGTCTTTGTCGGTCATGTCGTCACCTCTGGTTGATGGTTGATTGCCTGCCCGGCCTCGCCTTGCCTTGCCTGCCGTGCCACGCCGAGCCATGCCGCGCCGCGCCGAGCCTTGCCCTGCCTGCCGTGTTACGCCGAGCCAAGCCAGGCCGTGTCGTGCCATGCCTGCCCCGCCATACCTCGCCGAGCCCTGCCTCGCCTGCCTGCCGCGCCCCGCCTCGCCCTGCCAAGCCATGCCTAGCCTGCCATGCCTGCCGTGCCCGGCCTCGCCTGGCCTCGCCTTGCCTGCCTTGCCTGCCCGGCCTTGCCCTGCCGTGACCAGCCTCGCCATGCCTGCCTTGCCTGCCCCGTCAATCCGAGCCAGCCATGCGCCGCCACGCCAAGACCAGCGACGCCTTGCCTTGCCTGCCTTGCCCTCCCCGCCATGCCTCGCCGCGCCACGCCTTGCCTGCCTCACGCCCGCTTCCGCGCCTTGTCATTTTGCGCGACGAAGCGCTCAATGCTCGCCCGAAGCTCGTCGCTGGCGTCCAGGTAGTCTGCGTATCGCGTCAGCCGCTGCTGGACGCTGCGGAGATCGGCGAGCAGGTGATGGATCACCGTCGCCGTCGCCGCTTCGTCTGACTGCACAACCCGTATCGGGACATACTCGGTAGATCCGCGCTCAACGTTCACGAACGCGCGGACCGTGACCATCTCTTTCTGCGCCGGCTGCGTGACATGCACCACGACGCGTCGGATCAGCCCGCGAGCCTGAAGCAGCCGGTACTGCTCGGCAGCCTCTCCGTCGTCCCATGTGAACATGCCGTGAAGCGCGGTGTTCGGATTGCGCGCCCTCTCAACCACGGCCTCGGGGGTCAGATGGCCGATTTTCTCGGCCATCTTCTCCAGTTCAATTTCCCAGCGAGAGCGGCTCACTGGCGTGCCTCCGGCAGTTCGAGGTCGAATGTGCCCCAGCCGAGGCCGTAGCTTTCGCGGCTGAACGGCCTGCCCTCGCCGACGCCGACTTGGACGCCGGCGCGCATCAGCAGATTGGCGATGTCGCCCTGCTTGAATTGGTCGCCGTCCCACCGCAGCCGCAGGCGCGCGGACCAGCGACGGAACATTGGCCGCGAGCGCAGATCGGTGACGCCCGTGGCGTTGCGGGTGGCGGCCACGTGCTGTTCCCACTCGCCCTCGATTTTGACCAGCGGCTGCCCCGACACGCGGTCGATGCCGTCAGCCAACACGAAGACCGACATCTTGGCCATCGTCATCTTGTAGCCGACGAGGCGGCAGGCGTCGATCATCGCCGCGCGCCACGCCGACGCGGGGAAGCCGATCTCGCCGTTTTCCATGCGGTGGAGCGCCGCCTCGCAGTCGGCCGCGAAGTCGCGCGCATCGCGCTCCTTCTTTGTCTTGGCCGTCGAACCGGCCTCGTGCTTGGCGCGCATCTTGGCGCGCGCCTTTTCGCTGAACGCGGCCATGACCAGCGGCGCGGTGCCGATGACCGGGAACTCTGCCACCGCGAACTTCGGGGCGGCGATCGTCAGGGTCTCTTCGCGCGTGTAGGTATCGGGCATTGCTTGCCTCCTCTAGAATACCGGGAAGCCGCCCGGCACGCTCACCACATTGACGGCCGCAGGTGACGCGACGTCGTAGGGTATCACCCCTGCCGATCTCGTGCCGCCCGGCGGGCGGCTTGTTGGCGCTCGGACTGGCATTCCTGCCAGATCAGGCGGATATGCGCCGGCAGCATCGACCTGATCGCCGCCGCATGACCGAGGCACTCGGCCCTGGTTTCCGCCGGGATCTCCACGCCCCGGCAGACCCGATCAACGTCGGGTCGGCCGGTGCAGAGGACGCCGAGCAACAGCCAGGGGGTCAGGTCAGCCACAGCACGAACGACCACATGCCCGCCCAGATCGCGGCCGTGGCCGCAGCGAACTCAAGGGCTCGCATGGCTGGCCTCCGTCTCCGACGCCTCGTTGTCGGTGGCGCGCGACGCGGCGCGCTGCGCGACCTCAAGATCCGCCAGCGCGCCGTCGAGCACGGCGCGCAGCTGCCGCGCCACGGCGGGGCTGATGCAGACCGACGCGGCGCGCGCGGCGCCGGTCGAGCAACGGAAGTCGAGCGCGACAAACGAACACGGCGGCGAGACGTGCGCGTGCGCGCGTGCGCTCGCCTCGTCCACGTCGGTGATGATGATCGATGTCAGCATGTGTCCTCCTGTGTTCCGCCGCACCATCGCGGCGAGCGACATTCCGCGCATGGCCGAAAGGAATGTGAAATGCTGAGATTGCATGGCAGATATGAGGAAATGGCATTAGGGCAACGGGCGTCGCGGGAGGGCAAATAGCGCATGGTCAGGAAACTCACCGACGACGAAAAGGCGACGTTCATCCGTCTCTACGAGGCGGGTGCGCGGCTGCTTAAGGTCGCCGCCGAGCTCGACATCTCGGAGACGCGCGCGAAACGTCTGCGGTCTCAACTCGGCCTCGCGGGCCGCCGCAAAGAACGCCGCGACCCGAGCGCGCCGCCGCGAAAGATCGAGCGCGGCGACCATGCGGTGGAGCCGCCGATCGACTACGCGGCGGTGGAGGCGCGGTGGGCGTCGCAGGCGCAAGGCGCGCGGTTTGAGGACATTCCGAACGCGAGGCCCTGGAAATTGTCGCGCATCGACCGCGCGCCAAAAACCTACAGCGTTGTCGGCAACTCCGGCGGGATGTGCGTGCCGTGACGCGCCTCGACCGCACGCTGCCGCTGCGCTGGTGGTCCGCCACGATCGAGGGCGAGCCGGCATCCAAGGCGAACTCGCGGCGGGTCGTGCGGCGGGGAAAATTCACGCGCGTGATCAAGTCGCAAAAAGCTCTCGACTACGTCGCGCAGCTGCGCGCTCAGATCGCGCCGCTGCCCGAGAGCGAGGTGTTGCGCGGGCGGCTGTGCTTGACGGCTCACGTCTTCTACGCGAGCAACCGGCCGGATCTCGACATCTCGCTGATCCTCGATGCCCTACAGGGCGTCGTCTACCAGAACGACCGACAGGTGCGCGAGATGCACCTCCACCATCATATTGACCGCGCGCAGCCCCGCACGCGGCTTCACATAGCGGAGACGACAGATGACGACGAGTGAGACCTACACCGAGGCCGCATTCAGCGCGTGGCTGATGACGGCGCAGCCCGGCGATCGGGCGCTCTAT